AGACTTAGATCAAAACGGTCATTGGAAAGTAAAAGAACTCTCTATTGATGTTGGTAAGTCTTTATCAGATCAACGACACTTCGTTCGTTCCGAACATTGGCATATAGTTGATGGTGAATTGGAAATGGAACTTGAGTTTGATGATGGATTTTCTACATCAAATGTCTACAGATCTGGTGACAGTATTGACATTCCTACTATGACTTGGCATCATGCAACAAATGTCGGCTCAACCCCAGTTAAAGTCATTGAAGTTTGGATGGGATCAGTATTATCAGAAGAAGACATTGAAAGAAGATCTTAGTATTGTTTAAAGGGCATAACCCTATTATAACAACTATTAGAAGCTTTGTCAACTGTTTTTTTATAAATATCTTAAATAAACTCATATTAATTCAGAGGAGAAGACAATGGCTTTTCAATTATCGTTTGACACGAGAAACGCTACTTTACAAGCGTTAGAGACAGAGATTGGTGAGAATCCAATTATGACAGTAAGTTCAGGTGTAATACCTCCAGATTGTGGAACAGCAAACACTGGTACAGTATTAGCTACTATGGTTCTTCCTACAGATTGGCTGAATACACCGGCTGGTGGTTCTATTACGTTATCAGGTACATGGCAAGATCTTTCTGCTGATGCTTCTGGTACTGCATCTTATTTCAGATTGCATAACAATGGCGGTACTTCTTGCCATATGCAAGGTACAATCAGTGCTACTGGTGCTGGTGGTGATATGCAGTTAGATAACACTAACATTGCAATCGGTCAACAAATCAATATTACTGCATTTACTATTACAGCTGGTGGGGCTTAACTTTAACTTAAGGTAAGCTTTATGTCTGCTAATGGCTCAATTAATACAACATTAGATTATCAATTCTTTGGCGGCGCTGTCGTCAAGACTGGTGGTACACTTACGGGTGCTCTAGAACCTTCTTTGGTTTTCGTAGCCCAGAACCCTGTTAATGCAGAGCCTTTCACTTATACATTAGAATTCGGATTAGTTGCAGGTATCGAAACACCTACAGTTTATGGTGAAGCAACCAATCTAAGTATTGATTTTACAATAGATCAATCTGGATTTATAGAATTCGGTGTACAAAGATACCTAACATCAAATGCAAACACTATGATTATTCCCTTCGGAGCATCATCCGAGGGTTATTCTGTTGTAGAAGGTACATTTGATAATATATTACCCTTTACATCTGAAACAAATATCTACGTATTCTCAGAAGGTCCAGCGGCTGGTACGTTTGGATTTACTGTACTGGGTAAAGGTACAAATGTCGCAACACATATATATGATAGAGTAGGTGCATCCTTTGTTGAATTCCAAGGAATAGACCACAATGGTGTAAAGATGATATCTGATTCAAATGACGTTAATATCGTAGATAATGGAATACGTCAAGCAGAAATTATTTAAAACTAATAAATAAAAGTAAAACCGGAGAAAATTATGGCAGCTACTTTCTACATAAAGCAAAATGACACTGCACCAACGATTGAAGCTGCACTAACAGATTCGAACGGCAGACGCAAAGACATGTCTACAGCAAGTAATGTTAAATTCCATATGAAAGATGAAAATGGAAATATACTTATTCAAGACGGTGTCGGCAATGTAAATAACCCAACAAAGGGTATAGTTGCATATGAATGGCAGGCAGGAGATACTGCTAATACAGGAATTCATTCTGCTGAATTTCAAATTGAATACGCAAATGGTCAAGTAGAAACATTTCCAAATACTGGCTACATTAAAGTAATCATTAAAGACGAGTTAGCATAATGGCACAACCGACATCAAAAGAAGAATTTAAAGACTATATCTTAAGAAAAATTGGTGCGCCAGTTATTGAGATTAACGTGTCTGAAGAGCAAGTAGAAGATCGTGTAGATGAAGCAGTCTCTTTTTGGAGAGATTACCACTACAACGGTTCACAAATGGTTTACTTAAAACACCAAATTACTCAGAACGATAAAGATAACGGATACATTGCACTACCACAAAAATTGCTTGGTATATCTAAAGTATTCCCGTTTGATACTTCTATTTCTACTGGTACTGGTATGTTTAATGTTCAATATCAATTTGTTCTGAATAACATGACAGACCTTACAAGTTATAATTTAACTCATTACTATATGACAATGCAACACATTGAGTTTATGCAAGAGATTCTTGTAGGCAAACCAATGATTCGTTATAATAAACACGTAAATAAGTTGTTCATCGATTCAAGTATTGATCACTGGTCTGTAGGAAACTATATTATCATTGAAGCATACGACATTATTGATCCAGATGAATATGCAGATGTGTGGTCAGAAAGATGGCTGCAAAACTATGCTGCAGTTCTTGTGAGAGAACAATGGGGTTTAAACTTAACTAAATTTACTAATATGCAATTAGTCGGAGGAGTTTCATTTAACGGAGATCAAATTCTTCAAGAAGCTAGAGCTGAAAGAGAAAAGATGGAAGAAGAAGCCATCAGTAATCTACAGCCTCTAACCTACAACTTTATTGGGTGATAATCAATGGCAACTAATGCTTACTTTAGAAATTACGACAACTTTAACGAGCAAAACTTAATTGACGATCTAGTCATTGAGTCTATTGCTATGTACGGCTTAGACGTAAAATATCTTAGTGGCAGCTTTGCTGAGAACACTGACAGAATCTTTAACGAAAACGACACTCCTCTATACGATGAAATGTATAGTTTTGAAGTATATGTTAAGAATGTCGATGGGTTTGAAGGTGAAGGTGATTTCTTATCTAAGTTTGGTCTACAAATTAGAGATCAGGCTACCTTTACTGTTGCAATACGAACATTCGAGAAATATGTAACACGCACTAAAGGTACTAAGCTTAGACCATTAGAGAATGATATTATCTTCTTGCCGTTAAATCAGAAAATGTATCGCATCACTTATGTAGAACACGAAAGTGTATTCTATCAATCAGGTGCTTTGCAGGTTTATGACATCAAATGTGAGTTAATGGAATACTCTAACGAGAGATTCGATACTGGTAGATATGAGATAGATCATTACTTCGATGATGTCGCTTCTACACAAACTACAGTTACTACACTTGAAGGCGTTGCTAATAACGATTCATATGCACAGAACTTTGACTTTGAAGATGTTGCTGATGATATTTTGGATTTCTCTGAAATAGATCCATTTAGCGAAACAATATCTATACAGGATTCCTAAAACATGGCTATAGCAAATCATTTTTATAACGAGACAACTCGCAAATACGTTGCTTTGTTTGGTACGATTTTTAATCAAATTACTATCAAACGAAAAGATAACGCAGGGCAAGAAATACAATCTATGATTGTACCATTATCTTATGCGCCATTCCAGAAAGTTTTAGCAAGAGTAAATCAAGATCCAGACTTATTAAATAGTAGAAAAACTGCTATACGTTTACCAAGAATGTCTTTTGAGATGTTGAGTGTCACATATGACCCAGCACGCAAAATTGGCTCTACACAAAAAATGGTAAAATCTCAGAAAGCTGAATCAGATAGTTCTCGTGATTTTGTATATTCTGCTGTACCTTATAATATCGATTTTAATCTGTACATCATGACAAAGTATAGTGAAGACTCTACTCAAATCATGGAACAAATTATTCCTTTCTTTACACCAGATTTTACTTGTACTGCAAAGATGGTACCAGATCTAGATCCTATCGATGTTCCTGTTATATTAAACAGCATTAGTACTGAAGAACTTTATGAAGGTAATTTTGAAGAAAGACAAAATACTCTATACACATTAGCGTTTACTCTCAAAGGTTATTACTTCGGTCCTCAGAAACGTAAGAAAGTAATTAAGTTTATTGATGTAAGTTTAGCTACAAGTACACTTGCAAATACTGCATTCGAAGAAAGAATAACAGTTAAACCAGGATTAGATGGAGATGGTAACCCATTAAACGCAGAAGGATTACCTGCGTATGCTACAGCATCTGTGGCGAATGGCAGAGTGACTTCTATTAATATTACAAATGATGGACAAGCTTATACACAAGGCACACCACCTGCTGTTACAATTTCTGCACCTGTTACTACGAATGCAACAGCAGAACCAGTCATTGTAAACTCTCAATTATCTTCTATGAATATACTAGATGGTGGTGGATTCTACTCTTCTATTCCAAACATTGCTATCACACCTCCTAATCAACCTGTTGAAACTGCTACAGCGTCAGCAACGGTGTCTGCTGGATCAGTTGATTCTATAGCAGTTGATACCAGCGGTTCATATTATTTAAGTGCTACAGCTACTGTTTCAGAGCCACCGGCTAAGTCTCCATACGTTAAATTCGGCGATGATGCGTTATATTTTGATGAAGATGACGACCAAGAGTTGTTACATACAATGGCTACAAACTTCATTACTACTAGTAATAATGGTTTTGCTTTAGAGTTTTGGATTTATCCAGAAGAAGCTCCTGCCACTGGTGTTCATAGTATTATGCACTGGGATAGTACAACAATGAGAATCGAAATAGAACCAGATTTGGAAATTGTTTATAGACCAAATTATGGTGGTATTCCTGTACGATCAACTCCAGAAATATTAGTATTAAATCAATGGAACCATGTAAGATTAGAACACTTTGAAGCAAATGCTAGATGGCTTGTTAACGGTGTTGTAGATGCTGGTGTTAATGCTGCTTCAGGATTTATGATGGGCGGCGGAGTTAATGTAGTTGGCGGACAACGCGGTAGTACTCCAAGTTTTAAAGGTTCTATAGATAACGTTATAATGGAAAACATTACAGCTGCTACACCAGTAGGAAGCTACACAGTCCCAACAACACCAAATACAGCTGGTGTATATGTTGGAGACTACAATAAAGATATTGCAACAGCAACCGCTGCAATAGCAAACGGTAGATTAACCGGAGTTACAGTAACAAATGCTGGTGCAAATTACGACGCTAATACGTCAATTACAATCTCAGCTCCTGATGGAACTGAATCTAACTTCCAAGCCACGGCCACTGCCACACTAACAGACGGAATTGTAACAGGAATCACTGTTACGAATAATGGAGACTTCTATAACTCTGCAAATACTACATTAGATGCAGCTGCAGAAGTAACAGCCACGGCAACTGCTACTGTTAATAGTTCTGGCGATGTAAGTTTGATTGCAATTACAAATCCTGGTGCTGGTTACACCGCGGTTCCTACCGTAAATATTGCCGATATATCTCAGGCATCTGTACCATACCAACAAATTGAATTCGACGATAACTGGGGTGTTATTACAACTATCGAGGATATATAATGAATCAAGACGATAAAATTAGCTCGGCCTTGGGCATTCGCCCGTTGGCTGAAACACGAGAAGATGAAGAACATTTACCTGTTGAAGTTGAAGAGACTGAGATAAATCCTCCAGCTGTGCTCACAGATACTGCGCAAGAAAACCTAGACGACTTAGAAAAAGTACGAAGTAATATAGAAGACGTAATGGAAAATGGTAAAGATGCAATGAAAGAAATGTTAGAAATTGCTAAACAGTCTGAGCATCCTAGAGCCTTCGAAGTTGTTTCTACTTTAATGAAAACAGTTCTCGATGCTAACAAAGATTATGCAGACATATCTTCTAAGAAGAGGTTTGTAAAAGATGAGATTAATGGACCAAAAGAAGCAGCCCAAACAAATGTTACTAATAATAACTTAATTGTTTCTACTGCTGATTTACTTAAAATGATTAAAGGTGATGACGCAAATGGGTGATGGTTATTTAGGTAATCCGAATCTAAAAAAGATTGCGGAAGAAATTGAATGGACACCAGAGCTTCTTAAAGAATATATGAAGTGTGCGCAAGATCCTATTTACTTTGCTAAGAATTACATTAAGATTGTGCACGTAGATAAAGGTCTTGTACCTTTTGAAATGTATAATTACCAAGAAAATATTACTCGAAAGATTACA